AGCCCACGTTCCAGTTGTATCTAGTTTACCAGCGAGCATATCTGCATACAACATATCAAGTTGATCTCCAAAAGAAGCATAGATAGTAGAGCCATCAGTTGTTCTATCGGTTTTGTACTTAACAGCAGCAGCTTCAGCATCTAAGGTAACTCTTGCAGCATCAACTTTTGATTGTTCTATGGAAACCTTGTTACCACTAGCATCAAGTCCATAATTAATCCAAGACCCATCAAGGGCTGTTATAGATGGATATGCTTTTCTTATAGCTGCAATATCCATTATGCTGCTACCTCCTTTACTGTTATTGTTGAAATAGATCTGTGGTGATAATTGCTATTAGATTCAATAGAACTTGAAGCTCTATTAACAAATACTGATTTAGTTCCGTTATACCCATGGCTTAATCTGACACTGTAAGTTATTGCATTTGTACTCCCTGCGGTATCTAGATATTCGCCACTAATAGTTGATGTTGTGTAATTGGTAGATACTTCCTGTGAAAAAGTAACCCTATTTATGTTTCCACTTGTATCTCCAATAGCTCCTGATATAACAGAACCATCTTTAAATAATGTTGCAGCCATTCTATTAGGTGTAGAATCTTGAAAAGACACACTTACTGCTATTGATACAAGTATTTTATTACTTGCATTTGATGGCGTAATAGAAACAGTTAATCCTGGTACATCTACACCATATGCTCCTTGGTTGACATCTGCATTATAAACATCTGTTTTAACTGTTTGGAGAACTTGAAGATTTTTACCACCAACGCCACTTGCTAGTTTTCCAGCAGTAACAGCATTAGCAGCAAGCATATCTGCATCTACTATTCCATCAGGTAAACCTCCTACTGAGATTCCTGTAACTGTTCCTGATCCGTTGATTGCTATTGGCATAACTATAAGATAACAAGGATTGCACCAGAAGGCACAGTTATTGTGACTCCTGAGTTAATTGTAGGACTTACAGTATGTGCGTTTTTATTTGCTGTAATACTGTAGGAAGTTGTTGCAGTTTGATCCGATTCAAAGAATACTTCATCTGTACCTCCACCAGTAGCTCCAGCACCTCCACCAATAGCACCCCAAGCTCCGTTGTTATAGCCTTCAAACTGATTAAGAGTTGAGTTATGTCTAAACATACCAACAGCAGGACTTCCATCTCTCTGAGCCGTTGTACCAGATGGTATGGTCAGACTAGATGTATAGTTATGCGTTACTTTTCCTGTAAAAGTTCCGCCAGTAAGAGGTGCTAATCCAAAGTTTGTTGTAGCTACTGGCCCAACAGTTACATATCCATTATTTGCTGCATTTCTTATTTTTAAATTTCCATC